GAAAACACGCAGTATGCTTGGGAAAACCGTTACCGTGACGAATACGTTCGTCTCGCTAACTACAACGTCAACGCTAACCAAGGTGAACTTTTGGCGGCTTCTGGCCAGACCAAGGGTTCCTTCAGCACCTCCGCTCTTCCGACGAGCCGATTGACTCAGGGCATCCTGCGTTACTTCTACTCGCGGTTGATCCGTGACGGCGCTGGTCAGAATGCGTACGGCAAAGAAAACGGTGCTCCCGTATTCTTGCTCGTCACCTCTCCCGAGACTTCTGACGACTTAATTAAGCTCAACGCGGATATCCGTCAGGATCTCCGTTGGGCAAAACCTAGCGAACTGATCCAACCCCTTGGTGTGGAACGTAGCTATGCTGGTTTCTACCATTTGGTAGATACTATGACTCCTCGCTACGATCTCACGATCGTTGGCGGAGTTCCTACTTGGACTCGTCGTAATCCATATAAAGTGGATAACCTCGCGTCTAAGGGACAACGGTTCGTCCCAAATCAAGACTACTTCACGGCGGAATACGAAGATTCTATTATCTTCCATCCCGACGTGTTCACCTCGCTGGTCGCGAAGCCCATCTCCGGCACCGGAGCTGCTAGCTTTGACCCGCAGAGCTATCGCGGTGACTTCCGCTGGCGGAATATCCCCAGCCGAGATTGTAACCCAGACGGCACGATCGGATTCTTCCGGGCTATCTTTAGCTCCGGTTCGAAACCCGTTCGTCCTGAGCTCGGTGTGGTTATTCGCCACAAGCGCTGCGCGGCCGACTTCGGCCTCGTTGGTTGCTACTCGTAATCTGAGTAACTGAATTGAAGGGGGGCGTAGGTTACATCCCTGCGCCTCCCTTCTTTTTATAAATATGAGTTGTGGATGCAACGAGTGTATGGCGAAACGCGGTCGTGGTCCTACCATGGTCGTGATTGCTGTCACTCCTAAAAGAGGAGATAAAAATATGAAGATTGCTACGTTTGCAGTCCCGAAGGGTTTCACTCCGCCCGAAGGTGTCGTCGAGGGAGACACGTTCGAAGCTATGGCCACGTTTAAACACGGTGGCAAATCTTTGGACTTGGTTTCTATCGAAGGAGCCGAAGCGGAAATGCCCGAGATGGAAAAGGAAGAGACCAGCAAAGCTCCCGCTGAAGCTGGATTCGCCGAAGCTATCGAAATGGCAACTGCCCCCGAAGGGATGATGTCTTAAGTGAAGCGTGAGGTGAAGGGCGAAGGCTGGAGAGAGTTTGTCTGCGCGATTGTCGAGCAGGGACTCCATGATCTAGACTTCGCCCTCACCGCACCTATTGGTCGTAAGCTTGATCCGAAAAATTCTTTCACCGCTTTACATTTTGATTTGTTTTTTGATCAAGTTCCTGGTCTTTGCGAAGCTGCCAATATCCGTGTATCAGCAGAAGCCATTGAAAAAAAAGTTCGGGGAAAGATTGACAAACTAAGAACTATCAGGAATAGAAGGAGGGAGAAACTATGTCACAACCAACTCTAGCAAACATTGAATTTGTAAGCCAACTTCGTCGGGCCTTAAAGTTTGGCCAAATCACACAATCTCAACTTCTCGGGACATCTGGTGAAAATCTCCAAGGGAGTAGCGCTTATCCCGCGTCGAATGAATTTGTTACTAATTTCACAAGAGCAGTTCGCTCCGGTCAGATCACAAATGATCAAATTTCTAACCCCAGTTTGATTGGCGATGTGGGAACATATGCTCGCGCTAGCAACGATTTTGTTTTAGAGTGTAACCGAGCCGGTGCTTTTGGTCAGTTGATTTCGATTATAACCGACTCAGATGCAACAGCTTATCTTGCCGCGGTACAAGCAGCTGACGGCCAAATTTTGGAAGATGGGGTAAGAGCTGCTATTAATACATTTGTTATCGGGCTCAAATCTGATGGGCTTTGGGACTCTATTGTTACCTCTTGTATTATGGCTGGGGCAAGAACCGTGGCAGGTGCTATTGTCCCATTAAGGGGAAATGCCCCCACAAACAATAACTTTGTAAGTGGGGATTACAGCAGAAAACTTGGCTTATTAGGGAATGGAACAAACAAATATCTTGCTACCGGGTACAATAATGACGATACAACAAATTTCCCACAAGATAATTCGCATATGTCTTGTTATATTACAGCAGCGCAAACCAATGGAGGAGGAACTTTTGTTGGCGGAACAAATTCTACTGGAGCAAGATTCTCATTACATTACTCTGCTGCAACAAGCATATCTACTAGGAATAGAGCCTCTACTTCCTCTATCCTTTCTCTTGCTCCAATAGGATTTCAGGCAAACTCTCGAAATAATTCTGCTGGTTATACTCGCAGATTTACTACTGCCTCTGGACCTCAAAACGCAAATATAATCACAGCTAGCTCAGCTCCGACCTCTGAATTATTAGGAGTTTTATCTAATGGTGCTGGGACATTCCCTTCAGACGCAAGAATGTCTTTCTACTCAATAGGAAAAAGCATTGATTTAGTTCTTTTCGATACTCGGGTCACAACCCTAATGACCACGCTTAGCTCTGTTATCCCATAGTATTCAGTTAACAAATTAAGGAGATATAAATGCAGACAAACGCACCAGCAGGCGGAGAATGGGTTGATCAATATAATCGGGCTGTCACTTTCGGGCAGATCAATGTTGCCCCTTTTTTTCTAAAAGCTACTGCCGACCTTAATTTCGGGGTTGTTCAGGCGTCTGGTGGGTTCCTAGATCTAAATGTTACCGTTACGGGAGCCGAACTAAACGATTGGTCTTCGGTTAGCTGCGTTTCTATTCGTGGATCATCCGACGGTTCTCGTGCCCTTATTTTTTCCTCTTTTGTTTCGGCTGCAGATACAGTTACGGTCAGAGCTATGAACCCTACCCTTATTGTTTCCAATCCCAGTAGTTATACTTTCAAAATCTTGGTAGCTAAAGGAGTTTAATTATGTCCCTATATCCCGAAGGCACAGCACCACTACCCTTGGACGACGTCCAAAGGGCAGCCAACAAAGCGAATGAGTTGAGTCGTCAGGCTCTCGGCCAGGGTGGTGCTGTTGTTTCTGACGGAGTGGCTACCGGAAATTTTATAGCTATCCAATGTATAACTAATTGTATTTTTGATTCGTTGACCACTAATAGCGCAAGTTTTAATTTTTCGTTTTTTGTTGACTCCGGCACTACAATCCCAGCGGGTACAATTATTTACGGAAGTTTTACTGAAATTGGATCAATTGGTGGGGTCTACATCGCCTACAAGGCTTAAACCGCCATGCCGAAACTCGGCTTAGGCTTATCGTTACCGCAGACTAGGATTACTGCTAGCGCCCCTGTAATCCCCCAAGACGGTCTATCCCTATGGCTCAAAGCTGATGCTGGGGTTACTATAGATGGTAACGATGAGACTGCTGTAGCCGTGTGGGCAGATCAAAGCGGGAATGGGATAACCGCGCTCCCAGTAGATGTATATCCAACCTATAACTCTTCAGACCTAAACGGTAAGCCAACAATTTCACTCAGTTCGTTAGCCGAAGAATCAGTGATCAAATCTTTTGTGCTTAGTGCAAACCCAATGGGAGCATCAGGAACAACAGCATTTGCAGTTGTATATGTAGAAGATGTGTGCGATGTCGAAAACGATAACGGTCCAATATTTGGAGATTTTGGTTCTGCTGGTGCATCAAGTCATTATCCATACGGTGGAGATTGCTCTGTTTATGATGGATTTGCCTCAGAAGATAGAAAAGGTCCACTTACTGCACCATCAACCATTACAGATTCTTGGAGTATTTATTCCGTAGTAAGCACTGGAAACGATTGGAGAAATTATGTTAATGCAACTTTAATGTATTCTGATAATACAAATGTATATAGTAATGCCCCAACTGAATCTTTTTTATACATTGGTAGTTCTGGGGCATTTGGATATACATTAAAAGGTAAAATAGCCGAAGCTATTATGTACAACCGAGTCATCACAACCCCAGAATACCTGCAGATCCATGCGTATCTGAATGCTAAGTATGCGATATCTTAATGAACCCAACCCCCAAAGAAGAAGACCTTTTGGCCTGTATCAAATACCTTTGCGACGAGGGGTTCATTACTATATACCAAGATGAGAACAACGAGTGGTTTGTCAAAATCGCAGAAAACGTGTAAGGTAAGTATATGGCACCGAAGGACAATGAAAGGCTGGCTCGTATCGAAACAAAGCTCGATGCCACCTTGGCCCACCTCAATGACCACGAGGATAGGATTCGTAAGGTCGAGCAAGCTTGGTGGAAGCAATCAGCCGTGTTTGGAGCCTTGATTGCCTGCGTATCTTGGTTTGGCCCTGTTCTACGCAAACACCTTTTCGGTAGCTAGTTTTTCTGATACATACTCGGTCTGAGTATGCAGACTCCTTCGCCCGCCCCTATCGAGTACGTAAGCAACCTTAAACGGGCTTTAATCTATGGGCAGATAACGGAGAAGGATTTTTACCCCTTTTCCCCTACTCCTTCTGGGCGTAGCCTTCTTTCGTCAACAGTTCCAGGAACTCAGACCCTTATCGATCAGACGTACCGTGCTTGGGCTTTTGGGCAGATGACATCCGCGATTGTTCAAGACCCTTCGCTCTTAAGCACCAACGATAGTTTTGGTGGCCCAGCTCCTTCGGATTTTGTGGACGATCTCCGTAGGTCTTTGCTGTACGGTGGTCTTACCTACACAGATCTCGGTGGTTTTTATATCCCGCCCTATCAGGCCACTTTCTGGCGGAACTTCACAATGTTCCAAACACTAAACCACGGAACTGGAATTCCCCTTACTTGTACCAGGTCGGGGTCTGCTTCCTATATCGGGTCAGATGGACAAATGAAAATTGCTCAGGTTAACGAACCTCGTTTTGATTTTGACCCAGTTACTTTGGAGTGCAAAGGATTGCTTTGCGAAGTGTCCCGTAAAAACTTTTTTCGTAGTTCTGAAGTAGGGCAAAACCAAGGACCTATTCCGGTGGTAAGTGGTAATTATAACTTGTCATTCTACGGAACGGGGTCTGTAACTTTGAGTGGTGCTGTTAACGTAACTGTTGTAGGATCTGGTGCGTACCCAACAAGAAGATCTTCTGTATTTGAGATATTTAACACAGGCAGTATAAACGTGGTTGTATCTGGGACAGTACAGTATATGCAACTTGAAAGTGGTTTTTTCCCCACTTCTTGGATCCCCACGGGCGCTGTTTCATCCTTGGACGACACACGAGCGCAAGATCTTATCGAGTCTTCTTCTCAAGGTTTGCCTGCATCGGTATTCAACAATACTGAAGGAACTTTGTACGCATCCTTTGTTCGATACCAAGCGATTTTACAGCGGGCTGGATTTATTAACTTTAGATCCGACGGTCAAAACTTTTATTCTTTACAATCTCAAGCTGGTGCAGGGCAAGGAAATTCTGGCAGACACGAATTGAATAAAAGACCCGGAAACATAGCCAACGAAACAGTATGTCGTAACTTGACCCAATCCACCGCGGATACTGTTTATAAATTGGCCGGGGCGTACAATAATAGTACTTCAAATTTCAGGCTATTTCAGAACGGTTCAAATGTTGGAACGGTAATCACTTCAAATGCGTTGTTGCCCGCCAACATCTACCGAGTTCAGTTAGGTCGTGTGACCGACGACGGCTCTGTTCACGGCTGGCTTCGAGAGGTATCCTATATGCCATCCGCTCTTTCCAACACCGATCTTGCTGATTTAACTACTTAATTTTAATGTGGCATACCCTACTTTTTACACGTATATGTTAAATATGATAAGACTACTTCCTCTGCTGTTATTGGTCGGTTGTTCCACAATTAAACCCAAGGGGTCCCCAGAGTTCGGTGGGGTTACTCGCAAGGTCGATGCTGTCGAACAGGCGGTAAACTCTGGGAATCTACCGGCCATCAAGAAGGAGTTCGGTAGCCTTAAGTCCCAACTCTCATCCGCCCAAGCCGCTTGCGAAGCTCAAGCTGGGGACTACGAGCGCATCGTGAAGGAAGCCAATGACTGGAAGGCCAAGCAAAGGAAAGCCTTGAAGGAACTATGGATCTATCGAGGTGCTCTTATCGCGTTAGCTCTATGGATCTTTAGGGGCTTTATCTTTGGTGGTATCATGTTCGTGGCCAGGAAGTTCGTGGGGATTCCTTGGTGAACTTCCTTAAGACCAACGTACAGGGCCTAATAGCCCTTGTGGTAGCCCTTGGTCTGTTCTTTGGGTTGGGACCCCTCCTTCAGCATATCGACCCCACAGCGGGGGTTATAGACATCGGAGCCCTGCATTTACTGGTGTTCGGGTCAGTCAAGTTCTTGCTAGGGGTGTTCATGGTGTGGCTCGTCGTTGCTTTCGACTGGAAGCCTTTCGACAAGTATCTGGACACCGAGGCTTTTGCCGACGACTTCCGAGACCTGCACCCAGAGACGAAAGCCAAGCTACTGGTCTATCTCTTCATCGGTCTTTTGATTACATTCGCGCTGTGTACCCGAGGTTCCTAAATGTTCCGATCCTTCCAGCTCTGGGTCTTGCGACGTTGCTTCTCTCTGGAGGACTTGGAGTGGGAAGTCCTGACCCGCAAAGTTCTAGCCGTGGAAAAATCATGTCATTTGCGAGATCGACAATCGGAATCAAAGAAGCAACAGGAAGAAACGACGGGAAAGAAGTTGAAGAAATCCTCAAAAGCGTCGGGCTCGAAAAGTCGGGCGCCCCGTGGTGTGCGGCCTACGTCGTCTGGGTTGGCGACTCTGCCCTCGGGAGAGATCGTAATCCCTACCCGAGGAGCGCATGGTCACCTGACTTCGTACGACACCCCCAATGGGATCGGGGGCGTGGCAAACTACCCCGTGAAGCCGACACCTTCGGGATCCATTTTCAAAATCTTAAAAGAGTGGGACACACGGGACTAATCGAGAGGGTATCCGGCGATTTTGCCATAACGATTGAAGGTAACACCAACAATGGGGGCAGTAGAGATGGAGATGGCGTATACCGACGCCGGCGTCTCTTGAGTTCCCTGTTAGCAAAGGATTGGTTATGAGTTTAAGAATCGGTGCCGTTGGGGTACAGAGAGTTTCTGCCAAACTATTGGAACATGGTTTCCTAGTTAGCCTTCCGGTATTTGATGCTGGGTATGACTTAGTATCTGATTGGGGTGGGAAACTCCATCGTATTCAAGTTAAGTCGACCATCGGTAACGAGGACCAACGTAGAAGAAAGATCAAGTTCTTGGCAGTTAAGGGGCCGGGATATGGATGGGGCGCAAAAATAAACACGAATAGAAAGAAGAGTATTTACAGCAGGAGCGATTGCGACACCTTTATTTTTTATCATATCACACAAGATGCTTTATTTGTGATGCCTCGCGCTAAGATGCCAAAGACCAAGTCTATCTATTTGGAACCCAATTCGAAATGGCGTGATAACTGGGCTGTTATCAAAGACTAGTTGCCGTCCGTTTGAGAATACGATACATACGATTCTATGGCTATAGCTGATTCCACGTTACTCCTTGAGGGACAACGTGATTTCTCAGGCGGGATGGATTCGAGCAGAGCTCCAAATCTGATTTCGGACAATGCTGTTTCTCGGGCCGTGAACGTTACCTTCCGTGGTGGGACACCCACGACCCGCCCCGGATTCCGCCAATTGGTTTTGGCTAACGCAGATGTCGAAGCAAATGGTGGTTTAGATTCTTTCGTTAACGGTCTCTTTCAGGGTGGGTATTATTACCAAGATCGTAGAACAGATAGAAATCCTTGTGTGATTTCTGTGATGAGCGGTTTTGTTATTAAAATCGATTTAGGAACATACGAAGTGCAAAGAGTATTTCCAGTTGTTCAAGCTCCAGATATCATTGCTGGAGAGTCTTATATAATTAAGACTGTCGGGACTACGACTTGGACAAGTTATGGGGCTACTGCTAACACCGTAGGGGAACAATTTGTGTGTACAACTGCTCCGGGTGTTGGGTCAGGAACAGCCTACGCTATTAGCCCAATGGACATATACGCCGACTGCTATTTCGTGCAGGCCGAGAATTATCTTATCATCCAAGATGGAAGCAGCGCTCCTCGTATTTGGGATGGTGACAACCTTTGGATTAGCGGTAAAGGACCTGCCGGTTCCACCGGAAAAATTTCTCAAGTTCCAGTTGGTACTGTCATGGCCTACGGGCAAGGGCGGCTGTTTGTCTCCAATACTGAGCGAACTTCTGGCACGGCTGGTGATTTGGCTTATGGCGGCAGTACTGACCAAAAAACTATCACTTCTGGCCTTCACGCTGGAGGCCGATATCGTTTTACTACTTCGACTGTTCATGGTTTTGCTGTAGGAAACGTTGTGACTGTATCGGGGCATTCTTCCGAATTTGGCCTCAACGGGACTTGGAGTATAGCTAATATTCACAGTACAACCGAGTTTGATATTGATTTCACTACTACCGGAATCAAAGGAAATGGTGGTTTTGTTACGAAAGCGAATGTTGGGGCTGCTTCAGATCTTCTTCGCTTTACTGAAACAACCTACTTGGACGAGGGGGGTTCTCTGCAAGTCCCCGGTTTTCTGGGCAAGATCACGGGTCTGATTTTCATGCCAGTTCAAGACTCAGCAGTTGGCGTAGGCGATCTCTTGATTTTTTGTGAAACCGGAGTTCTATCCCTTTCCGTGTCCGTCCCGAGAACTCAATGGAAGAATACGGCTGGGTTCCAGCGTATCGCCTTAGCTTCGATTGGGTCGACTGGTCAGGAGTCTTTGACAACTGCCAACGGTGACGTTTTCTTCCGGTCTTTCGACGGTCTACGTACCTATCGTAATGCTAGGGCCGAGTTTAATTCTTTTGGCCGTGTCCCAATCTCCGCAGAGATGAATGCGGTTCTAGAATACGATACAAAGAACATGTTGAAGAATTGTAGTTCTATCGTGTTTGATAATCGTTTTCTTTTCACGGCCACCCCTAAAATTGATTTTACAGGTGTTTCGTCTACTACAGTAAGAAAAAGACCCATTACCTTTTCTTCAATTGTGGCACTCGATTTCACGACTTTAGCTTCGATCGGTGCCCAGAGGGCTTCTTGCTACGACGGGTTCTGGAGGGGTTTGGACGTTACTAAATTGATCTCTGGTGTTGTTGATGGAAAACCAAGAGCTTTCGCATTCTGTGTCGATTACGAAGTCAACGCGACAAACACTCTATGGGAGATCACTTCGGACATCTTTGCCGATGAACCAGTCAATGCGACGCCTATTCCGATTACGTCTATCTTAGAGACACGAAGCTTTCAACTTGGCTCCCCGTCCGAAGTAAAGAAACTTATCCGAGCCGATTTATGGTTGGGGTCTTTACGGGGTAACACAGATTTCAAAATCTATTGGAGACCAGATGAGTACGCCTGTTGGCGGGAGTGGCACGAGTTCTCTAGGTGCTCGACTGTAGAAAACTGTGTGGAAACCGGTGTAGGTACTGAATTCAATTCTGCTTCCCAATCGGTGACAATCGGGTTTTCCGCGTCCACCATAAAGTGGTACAGGTTGTCTGTTCCAGCTGCTGGCGGTTCTATTTATACCGAACCCCTACAATTTGTAGAGTCAAACTCTGTTGCTGACATTTTAGTAATGACCAATGCTCTTACCGCAGCTGGGATTACTTTTACTGCCGTAACCAGAACAGGAACCTTCCCAAACTATGTCTATGTTATTACGGGCGTTGGAGCTGACTTTACAGTTATACCAGTCAAGACTCCTGGGCCTAACGGGACAGCCAGTTGCGAAGACATGTTTGCCCCCAAGAACTTCCAGCCCCAGTACCGCCCACAGATTCGCATGCCTACGCCCCCAGCAGATTCCGATCCGATTGTCGGGCGACCTTATTATTTTGGTAATGATTTTCAATTCCGTATCGAATGGGTTGGCCACGCCCAGCTCACCCGCTTCCTTGTTCTTGGCCAGCGCCAGCTTGAACAGTATCAGGGAACCGATTATGTGGAGGTTGTCTAATGCCTGAAGATACATGCGAAGAATTGAATTGTTGCCCTCCGGGATTTACTGTTCCCCCGTTGGGTGGTGTTTTATCTTTAGCTGGTGAGGATAGCGTAAACAGCGACCCCAATATTGACAATGGCGAGTTGGTACTAGCCGAGGAAGCTGAGTGGGTGAGATGCAGTATCAACAGCGCGAGTCCTTCCACTCTATTTACAAATACTAATCCTCCTCTGGTGCCCCAAACAGTACTCGATTTCCAAAATGTAAAAGTGGGATATTTCGCTTACGCCGTAGCTATCGCTAAAACCTTTACCGCTACTTTAGGTTCCCCCACAATTGTTCTCAATAGTTCGACTGGTGTTTCGGTTGGAGATATTATTGAACTTGCTACCGACTATTTCGTATACGGGACGACCGTTTTAAGTATCTCTTCCCCAAACGTAACCCTTTCAAGTAACGCCTTGGTTTCCACTCCAGTGGTTTCAGCTCCGAATATTGTTGAAGGTGAATTGTATAGAATTAAGACTATCGGAGATACCGATTGGACACTTTATGGGGCGGGTAGCAATACCATTGGGGAACAATTTGTCTGCACGTCTGCTCCCGGTGTCGGCACTGGCACGGTTGACGTTGTCACGCTTATCTCTTTTAGACCAACGACTGGACAGGTTAAAATTGGGGGCCTCCCGTTGATACCTACTGGTACCGTTGTTAGTAGTTTGACTTTAACCTCGCTAGTCCTATCCAACGCAACGCTAGCCCCCTCGGTTATGAATCGTATTGTAGTGGCCTTTTTCCCAGCAGAACTCGATCCGAACGTGACGGATGAGGACGAGCTATTCACTTGACTTGGAAATACTTTTACAGGAGATAGATTTCAATGGCTGGAGTAAAGATCTCAAACCTAACGGAGCTTACGACTACCCCTCCAGACACGGCCATCCTCCCCATTGTCGCAGGCGGTATCACCCAGAAGGTCACCATCGCTAACATCAAGACCCTCATCCCACCCGCATCTGGGGCAACGGGTGGGCCTGGTAATTTGGCTTTTTGGGAGAACCCCACAAATATTACGGTGGATTACCAGATTTCAGCAGGGGCTAATGCTGGGTCTTTCGGCCCAATTACGATCAATAATCTCGTAACTGTGACAGTCCCGACCGGTTCAACTTGGAGTATAGTCTAATGCCTCTTTCTCTTAGCGGAACGACTGGTATCGTGACTGGGGATATTGGCACCGTAGTCATTTTCCGATAAAGAATAAGTATGAGCATAGCAATTTCAGGATCTTCTATCACGTTCCCAGACCAGACTCAGATGTCGACGGCTCCGGGGAGTTCATTTAAAAATCGCATCATCAATGGTGATATGCGGATCTGGCAACGTGGAACTTCTTTTTCAACTCCTGGGTCAATATATACGGCTGACCGATTTACTTGGGTCACAACTGGAGTTAACGGAACAGCCACACGATCTACTGATATTCCTAATGCCAAAGAATCGTACTCGTTAAAATTTGTACCTGTCTCTAGTGGTACACCGACTGAATTTGTTGTAAGGCAGTATTTAGAACAACAAAATATAGTAGATTTTGCAGGAAGTACAGTTACTGTGTCGGCGTGGGTTAAATGTTCCAAAACATCAGTTAAATTTAGATGTACACCACTAAATGCGACCGGTGGTAGTGATGTAAATCAATATAGATCAGTAGTAGCAAATACTTGGACAAAGATAACTGCTACATTTTCTACATTCTCAGCAGTAACAGCATGGACAGCTGCTCCTAATGACCAAGGTGGGTTTTTGGATATTGGGTTCCAAGATAGTATAGCTCTTACTACAGCAGACGAACTCTACATCACAGGAGTCCAACTGGAACGAGGTTCGACCGCAACCGAGTTTGAGCGCAGGCCGATTGGAACGGAGTTGGCGTTGTGTCAGAGGTATTACTTGAAACTACAGCCACCAATAAATATGAGATATGGAATTGGTAGGAGCTTATCTACAACCTTGTCTTCCCTTACAGTTCCTTTCCCTGTTTCCATGAGAGTTCGTCCAACAGCATTAGAGCAATCTGGAACTGCTGGTCATTATGGAATTGCATATTTAGCAACTGCCGCTGCTTGCACAGCCGTCCCAACAATGCTTTATTCAACAGAACTTGTAGCGCAAGTGCAACTTACAAATGCAGCAGTTCTTACTGCTGGTCAAGCAAACGAAGCATATAATGTAAATGCAAGTGGATACTTAGCTTGGAGTGCTGAATTATGATCTATAAAATCCTACAAAAGATAAATTCAGAATCACCTCAAATATATGCAAGAATTGATGATGATGGAATATCTCGTCTATCTTGTACCGAGGAATATCCAGAGTTTAAGCGATGGATTGCCGAAGGCAACACTCCGCTTCCTGCTGACGAACAAGGAGAAACCAAATGAGTATGGGGTTTAGAGCAGAATCTACGAACACCAGCGGGGTGATCACCGTCGCAGGTGTGGACCAAGTCGTCATCAACAATGCCGGCAATGTGGCAGCCACGACCTTCACGGGCGCTTTGGCTGGAAACGCCTCTACGGCTACTAAGTTTGCTAGCACAACTGGAGCGGCTCCGGTTTACGGTGCGAGGGCTTGGGTTAGCTTTGATGCTACTAGAAATGCGGCGGGGACAGCTACTGCTGCCTTTACGACTAGGTTTATTCGCGGTAGCAGTAGCGGTAATGTGACTTCTGTTTTAAAATTTGATAATGGTGCTTACAGGGTGAACTTTGGTGTGGATATGCCCACTGCCGATTATGCCTTAGTGGGAGCGACTGGGGCTGCTAACAAACTAGTAACTTATGCCGCTCCAGTATTCGTATCATCACAAACGACAAGTAGCTGTGATATTTATGTGGGAACTCATAGCGCGAACTCTAACCCAACCACTGTTGAGATGCCATTTGTTAATATCGCCATTTTTGTATGATATGGGAAAACCATGACTGATCAACATATCATCTACCCAACTGACCAAGCTGTTCTAAGCGCAAGGTAACAATATGGCCCTAATCCCAGGAACTCTTCCCTCCGACACCTGCTACGGCACACCGCAGGATCTCCTCGAACTGTTTGCACAGTACTTGGACGTCCCCGCTTTTGCCCTGAGTAGCAAGGTCGTATTCTCCACCACCAATACGGGGTTCACGTCGGACATCGTTTGGTTCGACACCTCATCCGCTACTCGTCCGATTATGAAGATCACGGTGAGTTCTCTCGGGTTTGTCGACTATGTTAAGAACTACATCACCGCTGCTCCGCTCGTGACCATAGTGGGAGCGGACACCCTTCTCATAGCGGACGCAAGTGATTCGAGCAACACCAAGCGGGGGTTGGTTTCTGATATCCTCACTTTGGCCGTTCCCGTTGCTGGCTCGATCACACCAGCACAACTAGCGCAACCATTTACTAGGGGAACTTCTGTAGCGGCAAGTGGTGCGAATGTTGACTTTACCGGTATTCCTAGCTGGGTGAAAAAAATAACTATTACACTTGATGAAGTAGATAGCCTCGGATCGGGAGATATTTTACTTCGACTAGGAGACTCTAGCGGATTTGTAAGTACAGGATATGTTTCAGGCTCAGTAAGAATAATTGGCAACGGGGGTTCTGACTCGTCAAATAGTACGACTGGTTTTGTGTATAAGTCTAACGGTGCGGCGGTTGCCGCAATATTTACCATTGTAAATGTTTCTGGGAATACTTGGATAGCAGCACAGACAGGTAGGGGCACATCTGGTTCTCCAAATGTTTCGACTATACAGGGCGGAGGATCAAAAACACTAACAAATACATTAGATAGGATTAGATTAACGCTTACTGCGAGCGATACCTTTAATGGTGGGACTGTTAACATACTGTACGAGGGTTAATTTATGATAGAAAGAATTGAAAACAACATACAGACTGGAACAATCACGTATTGGGATTCCAATGATTTGGAAATAGAAAAATCTCTTGCAGAGACCGAGATTTTTGAAAAAAAGCAAGAGGCTATTAGGGAACGAGAAAGCCCAGCTTTCATTGAGCAACAGAAATGGGATGAAATCAGATCAAAACGTAATGGTTTTTTAACCCAATCAGATTGGACGCAACTTGAAGATTTCCAAGGAAATAAAGGAGCTTGGGCGATATATCGTCAGGAACTAAGAGACATTCCCCAAACCTATTCAACACCACAAGACGTAATCTGGCCAGTACCACCAGCGTAAGCCATGGCCATCACACTAGCAGAAGCCAAGGCTACGCTTTCTGTATACGTCGACAACGGCGTGTACCAAGATGACTCGCGTGTTATCGCCCGCATTAACGAGGCGCAGAGACGTCTCTATGCGGTGCGTACTTGGTTGGGTGTTCTTGCCAAATACGTTGTACAGGTAAACGCAGGTCTGTTCGTCCTTCCCGATTACACGGGTAGCATCAGCCAAGCCACGGGGTTTGGTGGTTTCGGGATTAACACGATCTTGCGGGTGACAAGTTCCTCAGTTCCTATTTCCCCAGTCGGTGCTCAGAGCATGTTCCTAACCAATAGTGAGCAGGCTTTCTTGGCCGACGGACAATCCATTGTGAAGGTCAGCCGTGATCCGAGTTCCTCCAATTACCGCACATACCGAGTCTCTGGAAACGCCTCGCTTGTTGAGATCACAGGAAAGCTCCAGTTCCAACCAGCCGCTGCCGACACCGATCTTCTCATCATCCAAGATTTAGACGCTCTCCGCCTTATGCTCCTCGCCCTTTGGCGGGAACAGAACGGACAGCTCGATCTAGCCCAGACATTCGAAGCTAAAGCCGTTGAGCGTTTGGCTTTGGTATTAGACAAGACACTCGAGGGTGCTCGCCGATTAAACTATCAGTCCATCATCACAAGCTCCTCTCCCGGAACCATGGGTTACATGAGGGCTCGCATGGCTCTCGATCTCAAGGACGGTCTCCACACGGACGACGCAGTTCTGTTCTACGCAATCGACCGAGCCGAGGAACACCTGATGACCAAGGGCAAGTGGTTCGGGACAATCGACCAGTATACTATAAGTGTACCCACCAACGGGGATATCTATCTCCCCAACGAAGTAGACTCGGTTTTGTTTGTGGCCTACGACAATCAGAGAATGGATTTGTTTGCTCGGGAGTATGACTTCCACGAAAACGGACCGGGATATAGGACGGTAGACAATGATTCAGTCTGGACCGTAGTTGATCGTGGAGAGGCTTATGTCCTTAATACTTCGACTGGTTTGTACGAATCCAAACGACGTTATTTTGTGAACAGACCAGACTGTGGGTGCGCGGTTCCAAACACCGATATCGTTATTCTGGCCAAGAAACGGTTTGTTCCGAAGACCAGCGACTCCTCCGAGATGGCGATCAAAAACTACCCTGCTATGGTAGAGATGGTTACCGCCTTGATGCAGACTGAAAAACCAGATTTCTTTACCTTCCACGAAAACAAGGCTATCGAACTCCTCCGAGCCGAGCTTCTTGAGAAGCGGGGTGGTGCAAGACTCAACATGCAAGTTCAAGGTTTGGGCTTCGCTATGGGCGATATACCCCATATCCTGTAACGCAAGCAATTATTGACGAACGGCTTAAAATGAAAGATATCAATGGTCAAGTGACAACCTACGTCGAAAAGAAAATCCCCTTCTATCGGCATTGGAACCGGAAGGATTTGAAGGGCATGATCAAATTCTTTGCCGACCTCGGGCAACTCATTGTTCACCAAGATGCTAAGGGAAAAGTAGATGGTGTCTTGGCCTTGCAGTTTGTGGACAAGCCCTCGGAGATTAGCGAGTGGAAGAATGACTTTAGTTCCCAAGGAGTGGCGATTGTCGTTTTGGCTTCTGATAATAAAACGATAAGGGGGGAACTTGTTCGGAATGCAATGGCTGTCTCCGGTGTTCGGTCGTGGATTTGTTTTGAGAGGGGTAAATACGATGACCGTATGCGTGTTTTGCCTTGGGCTTTAGCGGAGAGGATGGCCTAATATGGGAAGACGTAGGGCACCTTCACCCCCGCAATTACAGGCTCCTCGCGAGGTTCCTCTTTCGGAGACATTCACAAAATTCTTGGGGCAGGAAGCACAGGTCCCAGCACTCTCGTCTTTCGCCTCTAATTTGAACAGACAGTTCCGGCAAGAACTTGAAACAGGTTTGCCCGGAACTCTAGGGGCAACACAGCAAATAAGCACTTTAGTTAATCAATTGCTTCAAGGGGCTGTGCCTGCCGATGTCCAAGCCCAAGTACAAAGACAGGGGGCTGAACAGGCTATGGCAGTCGGTCTGCCGGGAACAAGCGAAATGGCTCGTAATCTTCAAGCTCGTGATTTCGGTTTGACTACGATGGAACTGATGCAACAGGGAGCAGCCTATACTCCAGGACTTGTAGAGTTATCTAACTTCTTATCACCCCAACAGGCACAAAACTATTTGTTCTCGACTGGTCAGTTGCGAGGTGAAGATTTAAAAGCCGCCCAAGATCAAGCCAGCGTGGCTAACCAAAACGCGATAAACAAGTATAACTACGACGTTGCGAATGCCAGAAGTAGCGGTGGTCTATTCGGAACAATCGGTGGTGCTCTCGGTGGAATTGCTGGGTTTGCTTTGGGTGGGCCTGCCGGTGCCGGCTTAGGCTCGGCCTTGGGCGGAAGCATAGGGAGTTTTGCAAGTGGTGGTGGCTTTGCCCCTACCTCGGGTGCAGGAGCTTTCGGTGGTTTAATCGGCAACGCGGGGTCTTCTATATTCGGGCAAGGGTTTAGTGGTTTGGCCGGGGGCGGAGGTCTTTCTGGAGCGTCCCAATCCGTCAGCCCAACGGCGTTTAGTTCTCTTGGACAGGCGTACACCATGCCCACATCAACTTATTTTTCTCCTTCGAGTCCTTCCGTGATGAACCCGCTTAATAATTTCCTTGTCCCGCAATCTAGAGGATCTTACGGCGGTCAGTACCCAATATCCGTAGGAGGTATCCAATTCTAATATGGCCGAGCAATACCAACTACCAGCACAGTTCCAAGCCCCTAGTATGGCAGAGGTTTCCTATCAATCTGGAGATACCCAAGCCGTGGACAATGCTAACTTTAAGATGTTCACGGACCAGATTAATGCGTACACCAACATTGAGAACGCCAATCGAGCTCAGTCACTTAGAGAAAAACAATTTCAACAACTAGTCGTCCAGAACGACAGAGACTTTGACCTCAGACGGGAGAAGCAAGACCAAGATATTCGAGTTGGGGATCTAGATTTTGAACTTAAAAAATTTGCATATGATACCCAAAAGAGAAACTTTAACCAACTAGAGGAAACATGGGCGAAGAAAGACGAGATTCTTGGGGCGCTTGAAGCCTTCTCTCCGAATGGTGGAAACGACCAACAATACCCACAGGCTAGGGTGAGAGTATTTAAAATGTTCGGGAATAACCCGAATGCCTACAAAATTGTACAAGGTATTCTCAGTCCGTACGACGAACAGTACCAGATTTTTAAAGCCAACAAATACACGGAAGATGCGGTTGAAGTACAAGGTGCTTTCGACGACGGGATACTCGACGACATAACTATTGGGGAGACCCGAGCCGTAGATTACTGGAGAAATGCCAAGTTAAACCAGAACGATGACCCAGATGGTTTCGCGGCTGCTGTACGGCAACTTAAGCGTAAAATTAACGAGGTCCGTACCACAGAGGCGGAAGGTAGATTCGCAGCACAGAATCTTGCAGAAGGTAATATTGTAACACGGGAGCTTAAGTTGCCCGATGGTACGACGTTGAAGAGTACTGCACCAAGGGTGTTCGCACCGTCGAGGACTGGTACTTCTGCTACTTCTGGCGGTGTTAAAACTTTCGAAAAGGCAGATGTAGACTTTCTAGACAACCAAATAAAATCTGTAGAAACCCAAATAACAACGAAAGAGGGCGAACTAGAGGGGGCAGAAAGTCAGGTCGCAAAAGCGGGAATACAAGCTGAGTTGGATGGTTTGAATGCTAAGAAACAATCACTCCAGAAGACAATGGATATGGGTGTCCAGTTGCTCCAGCAAAAAGCTGCAACTCAACTACCACAAACTACGGGTCAACCGCAGGCAATCCCAGCTGGTGGGGAAAAGAAGAGAACCCTACAGCCACCATCTTTCCCCGTTCCAGCTACGACCCCAAGGCCACAGCCTTCGGCTAGTCCCATGAGCTCGACAGCTATCCCAACCACCACCGAGACAGCCGCTATCGGATTTGTTAGCGAAGAGGGTATGCGATTGACGGAAGCGGAAGCTAGGGCACAACGAGCCGCTGGAAGACAAGTGTTCCCAATCCGACCTCCCGCAGTTGCCAATCCGTTCGGTGCTCCGGTCGTTAGCGAGGGAGTTAAAGCTTCTATTTCAGGTTGATCTAAGCCATAAATTTTGATACTTAATTGGTTATGGCTGAACTTACCGAGGATGATTTTTTAGCAGCCTTGGAAGAACAGCAAGCTCTAGCAGAAGGTGTTGGACCCGAGGAAGTTCCAGAACAACTAGTACCCCAGCAGGCTCAAGCACCAGTTCAGGAGCAACAAGAAACCCCTGCTTTTACCCAATGGGAAACCTACAGGAACGATCCTAGATTCGCAGACCTGTCCCCCGCCCAGAAACAAAACCTGTTTGACGATTGGCAGAACTACGCCACTCAATACTTGGCTCAGAATGGTGAACTAGCCACCGAAGAGGATGTAAAGTACACCGAGGGCGTCTTCACCGATATCGCCAAGATCGACAACCTACGTAAGCCCATCTTTAACGCTCCTAATTATGTAGAGCAGTTGGCTCAGCAGGCACAGTCTGGTTTCGGGGCTATGGAAGCAGGTACCGCTGGTTACGCATCGGCTCTCGGGATGACAGATACCACGACAGCTTCGGACGTAATCTCTCAGAAGTATCGGGAACAGCGGGATAGATATGTTAATCCCGAGTTAAAGAAGTTTACGGAAGATCAACTGGGTTTCTTCGGTTCGGCTGGAAGAATCCTCACCAATCCTTTTGATATTGCGTTGCCGTTGTTTACCCAGAGCATGGCGTCTAGTGCCCCAGCTATCGCGCTTGGGGCAGGAGCTGGCGCTGCTGGGACATTGGTGGGCGGTCCGGCTGTTGGTCTGGGGGCTGGCCTTGCTACCGGAGCCGCAGCTTCCGGTGTAGTAGATGGCGTAATTACTTTCAACCAAATGGTGATTGAAGAAGTTGGGAAACGCGGGCTTGATCCAGCCAACGCCAAGGATGTGCAAGCAGTTCTCGATGATCCAAAGTTTGTTTCGGATGCGGTGGCGTACTCTGCCGCTCGCGGTGTTGTAATTAGTGCTGCTGAGTTGGCAACCTTCGGTGCTGGGAAATACATAGCGGGTGCCGCAAAATTAGCTAAAGCCGCTCCGTTAAAGAAGGTGGGTGTCGGTGCTGCGATTACAGGTGTGGAGACTATAGGGGAAGGTGTCGGGGAAACAGGAGCACAAATTGCTGCACCTCTTGCGACTGGTAAACCCGTTGAACTACAGCCCGGAGAAATCGCTGCAGAAATGTTTGTGCAGGCTCCTGGAAGTATCGCGGTCGCTGGGTTACAAACAGCAAGGGCTCTTGTCGACGCGAACGCTCCTTCGAGTGCTAGCGAGGTTACAAGGGAAGCGATCCAAGCTGCGAACGAGGGTAAATTCGAGCAGGTGTTGGGAGTCCAGCCAAGCGTGGCAACTCCAACCGATGCCCAGAAATACTACGATGGTCTTTCGATTGCTGAAAAAGCTAGGGTCTTGGGCATGGCTCCGAATGCTGTGCTTACCCAAGAACAGGGAACATACTCATCTCTTAGCGAGGAAGAGAAAGCAAAAGTTCAAGTGGATTTTGGTCCACAGGCAGGGGTTCAACAAGGACTAACAGTTGAGGAAGCTGAAGCTAGGGCTCGCGAAGCGTTCCAGCCTACAGAACCAGCTCCAGTTGTTGCTCAAGAGCCTGCACCCGTAGCAGAGACGCCAGCACCCGCGGAGGAAGTACCAGTTACTGCTGTCGTTCAAGCTCCGTCGCCCACCCCTCTTGAAATTGTAGAAGCTAAACCGATCGCAGAACAAGAGAGTGCTCCGCTACAGCAGGTAGCTCCGGCTACAGCTCAGGTTGTCGCACAAGAAGAGATTCAAGCTCCAGCTCTCGCGGTTGAGACACCTGCTTCCGTTCCAGTAGCTGAAGCACCAGCTCAAACTCCTGCGCCTTCAAAACTTCCGCGTAATCTCGCCGGGGCTAAACCCCGTTACGCATTCGGGGCTAAACAATTTGCTCTCAATTTCGCTAACGATATTGATCGTGCCTTGTACATTGTGGCTCAAGCTACGAAGAGTGCCAAGGATGCGGACTACTTAGATTTTGTTGTGAAGGCCACGGGCATGAACGAAGCTCAAGCTCGTGCCGAAGGTCGTAAGATTAGGGCCACGATTAAAGAACAAGCTAGGACTTCAGACGCGGACACTTTGAATGTGCCTTCGTCAGGCTTTACTGCTCCGCAAGCGCAAGCTCCCGTGGCAACACCGCAGGTAACCACCCCGGCACCAGTTACTCCAACCCCTACTCCCGCACCCGTAACCCCAGCGGTTCAGAAATTACCACCTACAAAGAAACAAGTTACAGCTTTAACTAAACTGGGGTATTTACCAGCGGACATCGAAGGGCTAGATAGAACCCAAGCGAAGGACATTGTTACCAAACAAACTCCTAAGACCCCAACAGTTGAAGCACCGAAAGAAACAGCACCAGAAATCGCAACAGGAGCCACAGCTCCCGAAGCTCCCGCCGTCCCGCCAGCCCCAGTCAGCGAACCTGCCGCTCCCAAAGCGGAGGAGCGACCGGCTGGAGAAGTTGGTGCACCTGTGGCACCTCCAGCAGGCGAGCCGACCGCCCCGCAGACCGAGCAAGAGAGACTAACCGAGGCAGAGCAAAAGCTCCAGGCCAAGGTTGGCGAAGTAATAGCGGAAGCTGACCAGCTAGGAGTCGACGAAGAGTCAGTCAGGGCGTGGTTAGGCCCAACACCTAGCGAAGAAAAAGTTTTAAGAACTCGGGCTGTACTTCGGTTGCTCAACTTAGGGTTGGCGGATGTATATAATAACATCCGTAAGGTCGCAGCTAAGACACGGGGGAGGCAAGGAGAGATCACCCAAGAGGGTGGACCTAAGATCAAGCGTGTAGTGTTCACAACTCGGGAAGAAGGGGCAGGCTTGCTCTCGAATCCTGAGGACATGAACGCCTTGGATGTCATCTATGTCAACCCAGATAGATTGCTTAGTCGGTTGAGGGCGGACGTAACTACCGACGCTGCCGATTTCTTTGTCAAAGTTCTGGAAGAAGAGCTCTTGCACGTTCAACATGGACGAGCAGCATTCGATCTGTTCGCTGGGACAGTCCCAGAAGACCAAATAACCCCAGAGAATTTCAAAAACTTTTTCCGTAGGCAGAGTGAAGAGATCGAGAACTCCCTTACTCTCGGTCAGATCCAAGAAGTTGTAGGTAAGTATGCTGGTATCGACACGGCAGGTAAGACCAAGGAGCAACTTATTCAAGAATTTGCACAGGCATCCGGTCGTCGTGGGCGTTTGGCGGAAGAATATCTGCGAACACTCATCCAACGCCGAATGCTGGGAGACATTACCGAGGATAAGGTTCGTGGCCTAACTCCAAACCCAGTTCTCCGTTCGTTGGGGATGATTAAGAACTGGCTCGGGAAGTTTGTTGGAGAGACAATCCCGAAGAAGTACGCCAATCAGACACCAGTCGAGCGTTATTACAACGCTGTCTCTGATTTAATCTACGGGAACACGTTTGCGAAGATCAGAGAAGCTAGGGATGAGAAGGGGACGGCGATTCCGGGTAAGGAAACTCTATCAGCAAGCACCGACCCAATGGCAGTTCGCAGAAGGTTTGAACAGACAACCTATCAAAAAGAACTAGCTAAGAAGATCGATGAGGATTTCGGGTTGGGGAAACCAAAAGACGCACAAAAGGGAGAGATATGGGCGAAGACAGTTGGTTTGTTGATCGGTAAATTTCCCACTTTTAAACCGGACGAGGTGCAATCAATTGTAGGCGCGGAGATTCCAGACGCTGTTAAATTTTTTGACCCTAACCGAGGCGTTCTTTTCACTACTTATCTTTATCAAAGGGGGTGGCGATCCCTGCTAGATGCTCGGAAAAAACAGAGAAGGACTAGAATTTATGAGTCTGGGCGTATGAATGTTCCCGGCTCAGTTGAGAAAGCTCGATTCCAACCTTTGTCAGAACAGATTCAAAAAGCAGAGAAACCTAAGACTGTAACTGCCGAAGCCAAGGCGGAGGAGACTGCCTCAGAACTTGAAAGCCAAGAGAATGCAGCAGAAGAGGCGGCAAATAATATTGTTGCCCGTGATGCCGACGCGGTGGTTCAAAAATACGCCGAGGTCGCCGGCAGACAAGCAGAGGAAGACCAATCTTTCGAAGAGATGATGGGGCCGAAGACAGTATCGAGTGAACTGACTGCTCCAGGTTTTAGCCCGTCACAAGCAGCAGCGAGAAATGATCTGTCGAAGGTGTTCGATGAACTGTTTGCTTCGTTCCCTCAAGAGGTTCTACCGAATGGCGAAACTGCTTCACGCGAGCAGGATGTATTCGACTTCCTATTCCGTGCGAATGAGATGGAGAATCCTCCGACTCGTAAGGGGATCATGGAGAAGTACAACCTTGGACATAGCCGTCAGTACGATAGGATCGTGGAGAGCGTACGGGAGAAGGTGGCGAATACCCTAGCCGAGAACAATATCTTCTCGGCTGGACAGTTGTCGGCTTCGATCGACCCAATTTTCTATTCTAAGATAAACCGCACAGTCGAAGAATCTAAACAAGGAAGGGCTAGCGGAGCCCAATGGAAGGCAATGATTAAGAATAGCAAACTGGGAGTTAGCTTGGGCGAGATGGGGCTAGTAGGTGTTGACGCTTTAGAAGACGACAAGGTTTACACTAAAGACGAGATATTGAGTTATCTAAACGCAAACTCAATCGAAGCTGGTGAGGTTGGTTTTATTGGAGATAATACCGCATTTCCAGACTACCAAATTGATAATTTTGGAGAGGATTATACCGAGTTTTTTGTAACACAAAAGGATAAAAAGAACCCAGAGAAAGACTTACTAATTGAAACCTATCAAAAAGAAGCCCGTGCAGCAGAAGAAAGGGGTGAAAGCCAACAGGTTTTAGACAAACTAATTCTAGATTTAAACGACACTCTCTACAAAAAAGGTTTACTTTCTATTCCTGACTGGAGAGACGGCCACCCAGCTTATTCCAGAGTTAAAAATCCAATCGTAAGGGTAAGATCTAGTGTTCGCACCCTACCAGATGGGAGAAGAATGCTCTTTCTAGAAGAAGTTCAGCCGCCCAACGAGGAGAACCAAGGACTAATGCCCCCTCTTTTAATGAAAAACTGGAGACAGATTGGTATGAAGTGGGCCATCCGAGAAGCAACGGACAGGGGTTTAGATTTGATTGGATGGACCCCAGGAGAAATGCAAGTACGAAGGTATAGCTTAGCACAAAAACTTAAAGCAATAGATATCACCCCCTCTAAATCAAATCCTGATTTAAGATTTGCCGCTTTCTTGGACAAAGATGGTACAACTATCGAAGGCTTTCCGTTCAAACCCGATGGTACTATTCAAGGTTCTACATACGTTGGGAAAAATCTTGGGGAGGTAGTTGGCAAAGCATTGGCAGATAAAATTTTAAATACCCCAGAAGGTAGACTAGAGGGTAACGATTTAGAGATAGGTGGGGTGGGCTTGAAAAAACTATACGACGAAGATCTTCGTAATGTAGTTAACGGTCTACCTGTTGTTAAAAAATCAGGAGTTAGGGTTGGCCAATCTACTTTAAAGATAGATAAGTCTCTAGTGAACGAGTTTTTAAGAACACCTGAATATAAAGAATTACTTAACCAGCAACGGATAGAGGTTAAAGCTGTAGAGAAAAAGAGAAACGATAATCTTAAGTATCTTGATCAATATTTTAAGGAAACCCCAGTTAATGAAAGAACACAAGCTTACATGGACGGATGGAACGAAGAGTACGACCGCACAGTAACTGAGTTCCGCAGGGAGATGGATGAACTAGATGCGGGATTCCGAGAGGCGTCGAATGAATTGTTTGCTACGTTCAGCCAAGGGAAAAAAGACGAAGGGATAGATTTAGCTGTTCCGTCGCTGGAGCTAACACCTGAAATTAAAGCGTCAGTTGTGAAGGGTCAGCCACTCATATCAGCCTCGGTCGACCCGATGGCCACGCAAGCCTTGAGACGGTCGCTAAAGACTGTACCGGAGGCTGTGGCTAATCTGCTTAGAGCTCGGACGTATTTCCCATATGAGAACAAAGAACTTCTCCAGAAGGCAAACGATTTCGTAGACGCTAACGCCGGCGAGAATGATATCTTCCAGGCCAAGGTTGCCCTCGACAGAGCATCTGAAACTCAAGTCTCTAATCCAGAACGTATTATCACGTTGAGCGTAATCGGGAAGAGGTTGAAGGACGCTCTGTATGCTTTAGATCAAAAGATCAAAAAGGAAGGCAACACTCCCGAGCTCGGAGCCCTCCGTGACAAATACTCCAACGATCTTTACGATGTCCTTTCAGCTGCTCAAGATATCCTATCTTCTAGTGGACAAGACCTACAAGCTGGACGGGTCTTTGCTAACCTGTTCTCCCCCGAGCAAATGGAAAAAGCGTACACAAAACCAATTGAAGACGCTCAGAAAAAATTACTCGGGGCGAATTCCGAGATCATAAAACTTAAAGCCCTCATCAAAGAGCTTAAGAATGAATTGGCAACTAAAGCTGTGGATAAAGGTCTAGGTGTTATTGCAACACCAGAACCCGAAAAGAAGTTCTACGATCTTCTCAGTCTGTTTGGGGTCATGGAACCGGGAGAACAAGAGAGTTTCGATCAGTATCTTACTAGGCTTGGAGTCGACTATGCCGCCCTCATGGCAGCGCTAGAGAGAACGATTACTGCTTCGGTTGACCCAGTATCCAACGCGAACCCGATACCACAGAATTTCCGTAACCTGAACGCAAGAGAAGCTATCAAACAACTCGTTACTCTGGATAAGAACTTCTTCTCGAAGCTCGTTAATCTTCGACTGAAGACTGGGGCTACTGCCACAGAAGCAGAGGTGGCAACAGCTCAAGCAAAGAAGAGCAATACCCCAGCTGATAAAGAAAAACGAAAGGCGGACGCTAAGACTGCATCCGACTTCTTGGGTACACCTGAATCTGAGAAGCCGGCGTCAGAAGAAGCTATCGACAAAGATCCTCTCCCTGTTGTGGTTCGTCTTACTAAGTACGCTTCCGATGCGGTTACTGGAAGAGTTATGAGATCCTTGGGGTTAGACAAGAAGACAACTCCGAAGGGTCTGTTCGACGAGATGGAGAAGCAGGTTCGTAAGTTTGTGAACCTGCAATTCAAACAAGAGCTTGACCCCCAAAGGACGGCAGCGGAAGATACCCGAACGACTGAACAGAAACTCTTGGACTTGGTCGAGAGGATCGGGATGGCGGAACAAATCTTTAATCAGACCAAAGCAAATCTCCAGGCTAGGCTTGATGGGGGGAAGGTACCAGAGGCCGACAGGGCAACACTTCAAGCGGCAGTCAACAGAACCTTTGACGCTAATAAAATTGTAGAGAGTGCTAAAGAAATAAAACAACTTGCAGACTTCAAAGCAGAAGCACGTAAACATTTGAGTCAGCGCGGGGCTTCTGTTGCTTCATTGTATAGGCTTATTAAAGAAAGACTACCGCAGTTCAATGACGCACAAGCCAAAGCATTATCTGATCTCATTACTGCTAACTACAATAGACTCGTACAAGAGTCGGCATCGAAACAATTGAATAACATCTTGAAAAGATCGGTTACTAAAGAGTCGAAGACCCCTAAGAAAGAAGTAGATCAGTTGATTGAATTGATGAACCTCGGGGCTTTCGACGAAGCAAAATTTTACAATGCTATAGCGGATCGTTTCGGGCTACCTTCATGGGACCCAGAAGTGATAAAAGAAATCAGGAGCAGAGCGGAAGCGATCGACAGATTGCCACAAGGATCAGATCAAAGGACTGTTGCTGCCCTCCAGTTACAGAGTTTCATGGCACAGAAACTAAAGGATCAAGCCAAAGGATACGCAAAAGCTGGGTATATTTTGGACGTGATGGGTTCTTTATGGAAGGCCGGAGTGTTGTCCGGATTCGGAACACAGTCGGTCAACTTGTTGTCTACCGCTGGGAATGTAGGCTTAGAACTTTTAACATCTGCTATTGGGTACTCAGCAAGTTTGGCTGCGGACAATAAGATCGGGGTTAATCCTGGGAAATTTATATATGATGTTATAAGTACGTACATAGACAACTTGGGTCGTGTTGCTCCTCAAGAAGCTATGGATGCTTTCGCCACAGGTTTCGGGAGACTTCGCTCGGAGAACCAAAAACAGATAACTCCTTTGGAGGCTTTCTCCATTGACTCTAAACTACCCAAGGGTGCGAAAGCTACTGCTAAATGGTCATTGAATAACTATCTTTCGCTAGCAAAATTAGTAGGTAGAGCAATGGCTGCGGCTGATACCTTCAACGCGAACATCGCGAATGAAGCAAAGTTGCGGATGCAGATGAGGTATCTTTTGTTGGCTGACAAGGGAATGACTTCGCAACAGGCCGACGAGATGATGAAGAATCTTTTCTCAGCCAATAGCGACATGATGAATGGCATAAGAGAACAGGTAGATAGGGAGACAGAAGCTGGCCAGTTTGGAACTCTTGACGGGCTAGACCCCAAGTCTATTGCTTACCGAGTTCAGAATAGAAAGATCGAAGCCGGTAAACGTAGGCGTATAGGCCAGTTGAGAGAGCAAGCGATCGCTACAGAAGTTGCTGGGGAGAACGCGGACGAAACAATAAAGGGAGTTAAAAATTTTACAGAGGTTGCAACGTTTAATAACAATCCAACTGGAGCACTCGGTTTGATTGGCGACACCATCGCGAGAATAGGCAACAAGTTTAAACTAGCTCAACCGTTTACCTCTTTTACCAGAACTGTTGCTAACGTAGTGAACGCAAGCCTTAACTACACACCATATGGCTACGCTCGTATGGCTGGTTTCTCTCTTGGGAATCTAGCTGGAAATATAGGAAACAAGTACGAGTTTAAGGGGCCGAAGGAAGTAGATTTCTATAAACTTCAAACTCAAGCGACAATGGGAACGTTAACTCTTTTAGCTCTGGCTTCTCTATTCTGGAAAGACATGAAAGAACCATGGGACAAAGCAGACTTTGCAGTAACTGGTCTTGGACCATCGGATAAGAATAAGAGAGATCAATTGAGGGCATCTGGATGGGCTGAGAATTCCGTGAAGGTAACAACTCCCCTAGGATCATTTCAATTCAGGCATTCTGATATTCCTGGATTGAGCCTTGTGCTTGGTGGTCTCGGTATGTTGTCTGACTCCATCCGTTATGGTTCTCTAAGCGACGCTGACGCAACCACATTGGCTGCTTATACCGCGGCTTCACTCGGGAGCGTGGTGTTTGAAAAGAACCTTTTGTCTGGAGCAAAGAGCTTGTTCGATATCTTAAAACTTAAGGAAGATCCAGTTGCAGCATTACAAAGGGGAGCCGGCCAGTACGTTGGTGGTATTACGAATCCGGGATTATTCCGATGGCTAGCTCAGACAGTTGGGGTTAACGAGCGGGGTATGGTAGAGCAGATTGATTACCGCAAACTGAATAGCACGGTTCCTGGATTCTTACTGGGGTTAACTCCCGTGGCCATCAAGGCTGGGTCGCCTAGGCTTAATCGTCTTGGCGAAGCTGTCGAAGAATATCCTTGGGCGGCTTCAACGAAGCGGATTGGTTTCTTCCCCGAAGTTAAACCACATCCAGTACTCTCGCCTCTTGTTGGTGCCGATCTCTTTGTGCCGGGGATAAGCCGTCTTACAAAAATCAATGTCTACCGGAAGGGGAGACCAGAACAAGTGCGGGTCGACGTAACCGAAGATACTTACTACGATTACGCCAAGTACAACGGACAGTACCTTAAGCGAGTTCTCACCCCAGCTAGAGCCAAGAGCCTAGCCACTCGGGCTAGGGTTGACAGAGAGGGTGCACAAGATGAGTTACAAGATCTCGCACAACAGGCTAAGAAGTATGCCGTGGATAGGATCGAAGCCCAGATTAGAACGAAGGGCCTAGGCCAATAAACTGATAGATCTTAGCTGGAACATAAGAGAATAAGAACCCAAAGACGAAGATGAAACCAAAGTACCCACAGGCCCAGATGAAGAAAGCCACATATGTCCAAGGGCATAGCAGTCCGGCGAGGATTGCTTTCGGGACTTTGGTGAATAGGTTAACGACCACTTGGTCTAGCGGGGTTACGTCGGGGCTTGGTTTGTATCTTCTCATGGTTAACGTACCTTTCTTGTTAGGGGTTTGGGTCTGGACTGTCCAGCCCTTTTGTAGGAGATAAGAGAGTATGCCTTTAGGTAGAAAAACTAAACCGAAAGACGCTTGCTATAGCAAGGTCAAAGCTCGGTACAAGGTCTGGCCGTCGGCTTATGCTAGCGGGGCTTTGGTTCAATGCCGTAAGGTCGGGGCGAAGAACTGGGGTAAATCCAAATGAAATGGTGGTGGTCGATCCTTATCCCAGCGATTGCTTTAGGTATGAGCGGATGTTGGGAGTTTGAGGAAGATGGTTGGTCAGATTGGAATTCGAATGAGCCGACGCTACAACACGCACAGGATGCGATGAAGGACAAGCATGAGCTTTGAACTCGAGAAAAAGTATGGCCTTCGCGGATGGTTTAAGCGGAACAACGGCAAGGGATGGATCAACTGCAAGACCGGAGGACCTTGTGGTCGTTCGGATTCTAGTAAGGGAAGCTATCCCGCATGCCGTCCCACAAAGTCTATGTGTACGGTGGCTTCTAAAAAGAAAACGGGGCCAGAGAGAATTAGTTGGAAAGGTTTAGGGAGAGGAAAAAAATAATATGGCTGATACATTCACAGACGCAATCGATGCACGATCAGAGGGACGTCCGGTGTTTTCGCAGGAAGGTCTTGATATTCTCAGGACGTTTGAAGGATTTCGGCCAGACGCTTATTATGACTTGGATAACAAGAAGAAAAAAGGAAAGCTCACCGTGGGTTATGGATTCACGGACAACGATATCCCAGACTTGCGTCCGGGTTATACGATTGACAAAGCGAGGGCGGAACAAATGTTGCCAGACCTTGTCAACAGGAAGTACGGTCCTACTGTTCTCGATAGCGTAAAAGTTCCATTGAATGACCAGCAGTACAGCGCACTTACGAGTCTCGTCTACAATATCGGACCGACAAACTTTAGTAAGAGTACGTTGCTTAAGAAGCTTAACTCCGGTGACTTTGAAGGAGCGGCTGAACAATTTAAAGTATGGAACAAGGCGGGTGGGAAGACCCTAGAGGGCTTGACCAAAAGGCGTGGAGCAGAAGAAGCTCTATTCAAGGGGGACATACAAAGTCTTGGGTCGATACTGGAAGAGCAGAGATTCGGAGCACCGAAGCTCGGTAAGGATTTATCCGAAGCTGCTACCCCCATGCCAGACTTTCCAGAGATGACACCAGAAGAACGGGGAGTTGCTGCGGCAGAGGGGATTGCTAAAAGTGTTGAAGAAGTTACCTCACCGGAAAAAGTTGCGGATACTAAAGGACAAAAGCAAGAGGAAGAAACAATACCATTCGCAAGTACAGTAAGCTTTAGTGGTAATCTCCCGAGTCTCCCATCGGGTCTCCCCAGAAACTCGGGGCTTGGGCGGAGGACTAGCTGATGCCAATCGGAAGACCGAGCAAAGAGGATATGGCATGCAATAGGCCACGGCCTTCGTGGATTGCAGGCAAGAAGCGTGTGGTCAAGGCATGCCAAGATGGCAAGGAAAAGATCGTACACTTTGGGGCTAAAGGGTATGGCCATAACTATTCCCCAGCAGCTCGTAAGTCCTTTAGGGCTAGGCACAACTGCGCTAATCCAGGAACCAAGTTAAGTGCTAGGTACTGGGCTTGTAAGAATCTTTGGGCTGGTCCGGGAGGATCAACCCAAGCGAGCCCATCAAACCGAAGAGGAAAATACTAGGTTGCCAAACCGAGGTTAAACCAGTAGATACAAATTTATGTACGGAATGAAAGGAGATAAGAATCTAGCCCCAATGAAACAGATAAAGGGGTCTGGGTTGGGGAGGCGGGGATACGCGGAGAAGCTCCAGAAAGGACCGAAGGGCATGAGCGCACAACCGATACGACCCGAATCGCTAAAGATGAAAACAGGGAAAGCATCGAAGAAAATTTTGGTACCGAAACAAGAATTAAAAAGCATTGGATACTAAGGAGAACATATGCCATTAGGACGTAACGTATCGAAGAACATCAGCGAACTATACGCTGATAACAAGAAAAGTGGGAAAGCAAAGGGCGCAATGGGAAAGCCACGAAGCAAAGCCCAGATCATTGCGATCGCCCTATCAGCAGCCGGTAAGTCGAAGAAAAAATGAGCGAACAGTATTACTTGCGGGACACTACAGTGTGGCCACCCTCTGGTTTTGTTTACCAAGACGAGGATACAAAGCAGGTGATCAACGGTGGTAGTTTCAACGAATTAGTTACAGCCGTTATAAGTCATAGGAATAATAACGGTCTTCAAACTGACGCTAAGATTGTTGATCTTATTCATGCTTATATCTGCCGAGTGAATGACAACAGACAATGCGCCAAAGGAATACGAGGGCTTGGGGATCTTGTACATAATATCGCTCAACCGATTGCTTGGGCTATCGATAAAACCTTGGGGACAAATGTCCAAGGATGTTGGTCTTGTGGCGGTCGTCGGGATGTGCTGAACAAGGTTGTTCCTTTCAATAAATAATTTCTTGGTTGGCTACTAGCCAACCATCATTTGTGTATGAATATTGAGGGCGTGAAAAAACCCGTGAAGTATTCCTCTTGGTTCAAGAAGGAAGCCACTAAACTATCTAAGCTACGTAAGGATGTTGACGGGCTAAGAGTCGAGCACCAAGCCGTGCTCCAAGACATTGAGGATGGCGAGGAGTACGCCAAGGATTTAGAAGAAGCGATTGTCCAGTTGGACAAGCAGGTCACAGCAACGAGGCGGGAGCTGGCCCGCAGGTTTACAACCTACGATGCCAACTTCCGCCACGATGCCATGTTAGATCCTAGCCTTTTGGACTAGGGTATTTGAATACTTGCTTCTTGCCAGGCTTGGCAGTTGCTTTCTTCTTACCCCAATCAATAGACTGATAGTTCTTATAGAACCTATCAGACATGTTCCGAGGGGAATCGCCTTTACCATTTTGCATAGACTCGAATGTAACATCGCCCCGTTGCCGAAGCGAGTCATAACTAATGTCACTCATGCGGACTCCTCACTTACTACGCTGTCGAATGGTTGCTCTTCAGCGTGATGGGTTTGGGTTTGCACTCGTAGCCACGAAGGCTTCTGTAGGGTTGCCTTGGTGAAGGAGACTTCTTCCCAGAGAATGTTATTGCCTGGGACGCAAGTGATCCTACCACAGTCTAGAGCGATGAAGTGATGGCTCTTGGTTTGACTTGGTTCCAAGCTATAGCCGTCGCCATAAGGCTCACAAGTAAACATGTAGCTACCTGTTAACCATTTCTGACGTGAAGCTATCCACACGGAACAATCAAGCTCCCGTAAGTAATCATATTCGATACCCGCTGCATCGTAACCGAAGCAGTCCCAACGCTGGGCATCACGAAGTTCCCATGGGAATGTCTGACCAGCTTCATCGTGGCACAAGGCCGAGAGGGGCAGGCCACGATAAAGAGCACCACACTTTAACAATACGGTGCAACCCCAAGCTCGATGGGGGACAGTCGTCAGACCAAACCAAACGGCCTCCTCCCAACCTTGAACTTGGCCTTGGCTCATCACGGATTTATCAACAGTTACGTAGTGGTGACGAGGAATATTAAGGGCGTGTTTCATATTCGAATACGTCTTCCTTTATAAGAGCCTTCAGCTCAGACGACTGGGAGTCGTAGATCTTAGGACCGACGGTTGAGAAGTTATCATTGAGACTACCTATGCAAGCCTCTTCTCTATCAGAGAAGGGGATCTGAACATAGATCGACTCGTTGAATATCGAGTGGGTGTTCGTATCTTCTGTGCTCAAGGTTCCCAGTATCTCACCGCTAGTTGATACAACAACAGGACCATCGTTGATCCATTGTGCATTCTCTGTCACGGAACTTAGGAGGGAGACCGTTGAGAAGTCTCCCGTCTTGGTTCCGGATTCGTTACTGACCGAATCAATCAATGCTTCGTTGGCGTTAAGGATACCGAGGTATCCATCTCCGTCCTCGCCCCGAGCGCCGAGCGCCGAGGAGAGGAGGGCTACTCCAACGAGAAGTCTGCTAGCTTTAGTTCCCATGCTTCGTCTCCATTCTCGAGCTCGAACGATTCGAATTCCTGGTGCGCGGTCTCCAATAGTTGTAGAGCTCGGTTCATTTTTAGTTTGGCAATATCAGGAGTGAAGTCATCCATGACCTCAACCCCATGCACCTTTAGTATCATCTGAGTCAACGGGTTGTACACCTTTTCCATGAAGTCAGGATCTTCCTCGGCCACCTTGGCCAAGACTCCGATCCCGATCATACCAAGAGCAATAGCGTCTGTGGTTGTCACGCCTTGGCCTCCCGCATGATTGCCTCGTGAACCTCGCTGGCCAACGGAGCCTGCATGGCTTCCATCAACGCAGTCGGGGCGTCGTATTCCATATCAACTATCACCCCGCCTCTGACCGTCCCGCTATAAGGAACGATGTACGAGTCATCTGCAAACACATATAACAATTCACCTTTAACTTCTTTCATTAGCATGTCCTCCACATTCCGATCACAGCCCCGTCCCGTGCGGTCACCAGACCTTTCGAGTTGAACGTGATCTTTCTTTTGTTGGTTGTCCGCCCAGTCTTGATGTTGGTCATCTTGTTGAACCAATCGTACGCAACTTCAAGGCTCTTGAATTTAAAGACCTTATGTTCTTTCGAACACGGGTCTTGTAGATATGTTACAAAGTTATACTTCATTGTCCTCCTTATCTTGGCCTGACGTTACGTTTGTATTGGGTTATCTCCTCGGTCAGCTTCTGTGTCAGGCTTACGTAGCTGGCCA